AGATCTGGTGTTTTGGGCCTCCGGCTCCTCAACGGCGTTCTGTGCCGAGAGCCGGAAGTCCAGAGCAGCAAATCCCCTAGTCTTTCCCAGGTGTCAATATGCTGTTTTGTGTTTGCGCTTCTTTGTGGGAGGGTCTCCTCTAACCTCTAGTCCTTCCCCCAGGGTTACAGCTTTCCCTGAGATGGGCTCCCTCATCTCCCTAATCACGGGTCTCCTCTAACCTCTAGTCCTTTGGGGGAGTTCGCGTTCTTCTCCCCCTCGGGCCGTGATGGTCCCTAATGGCTTTGTTTACCCAGTCCTCCTGGGAGTGTTCACAGATAGCACCAGTTCTGCACCAAACTGGTGGCCTTTCGGATCTGACTCTGTATGTACATATTTACAAGGTGTGGCAACCTCCGGAAGTCGGGGGCCGGATCCCCTCCGGGCTTGGCTCCATCGGTTGTTGTTCCACGACACTGGAGCATCACTCCAGGCCGGATGCAGGCAGCACCTTCACCGGATCAGGTGGCTTTTCAGGCCTGACTATCACAACAAAATAACTCACTTCATTCTCTTCATCTACAGAACTCCTCGGAACTCAACTCTCTTCTCACTCTCATACCTCTTCTGTGTTCCCAGATAGTCTTGATACTTGTTCCCTCCAATCTTAACCCGGATCACGTTCACTGGTACCTTGATGTTTTCTGCCCAAGTTGAACGAGGCCGGTAGCCTATGTATGAACCACACCATGGATCTTCTCTTTTCCCTAGGTACGGAATGTCAGTCCACTCCCGTACTGGAGTTTTGTCTTCCATGTGCTCATTTTCCTCAATCCACACCCGGTTCCACACTTCCAGCATGTTCTCAGAAGTCATCCATTCTCCTTTACCATGGATGGACCACGTTGTGCGCCCCGTCGGGACCCAATCAACTGGAACAGCCGAGCATATGGCATTTCCCATCAACCTTAAGTCTCTTCTGTGGAAATACAGCAGCTGCCACATCTGGGCATAGGCCTTGGCCAGACATGCTGAGCTCATGAGGTCTCCAGGACCCTGCGTCACCCTGGCCCTTCCAATTAGCTCATCTTGAGAACGACATGGTACCACTAGCTCTCTACCATCTTTCATTTGAAGTCTGTGGAAGTGGTGGGAGCAGAATGGAACTTCCTCCCAATTCTTCCATCCTTTCGAGGGCGTCCATTCTTTGATGTCCTTCCTAATTTTTGACATGGCATTCAGGAACGTCAAGGCCGCACCGAACCTTGCATCAGGAGCAGCCACCACGCAGTCATCTCCACTAACAGCCATCCTCGTGAGTCGTTCCCATCCTTCTTCTTTCAGCCATTTTAAGAGTCTCAACTTGGCCGATTGGGACATTTCATGTAGGTCTTCGGGCGTGAGGACGCACTCTGCTTCTGCCATTCTTATAAGCTGCACCACCAAGTTTGTGAAAGTGTTCAGGGCATAGGTCACAACCTGGCCACTTCCTCTCTGGTCTTCTCGTGAAATGATGTCCATAAGGGGTACTCCTTTTCCTGGTCTCATCACTTTCACAACTTTGTGTTTGTAGGTAAGTTCAAAGATGGCACGCGCTAGCTTTCGATGTTCATTTTCCATGTATTCCATGATGTGCGCTTCATTCCTCAAGTCACACTCGGTGATTCGGGTGTCCCACCCAGCTGTGTCGTCAGCATAGAGGATCCCCCCTTTTTCTCCGATCTCTCTCATGACGTACCCCAGTTTCTGGATTCCGAGTCCTTCAACTCCTCCTCCTGAGTTTCCTCTGCTCATCCAATGGTCTTCGTTCAAAAACCCTAAGGCTTCGAATTCAAGAAACCTAGCACCAAGCCACATATACCATATTGCTCTGCTTCCTTTTGCTTTTCCGAATTCTCCCCTCTTCTTTTCACGTTTGCCCATCATGTTATACACACATGTTTCACACTTCCCTTCCAGATGGTTTTTCCGCTCCATGTCAACCAAGTTCCAAAATCCCGGGTCTTGAACAGCCTCTGCAGCGTCCTTCCACTGGTTTTCTTCTTCAAACACCGGGCCCAGCGCCGCATTGCCCCTAACTTTCCTGACAAACTCTTCCTTGGTGCACAGACGTGGTTTTTTCTCTCTGTTCAAGCGTTTCCATAGCCACTCTGAAACTATAACGGAGGCCATTTCAGCTCCCGCTGGGGGTTCAGGCGCCTTGGTGTCAACTTTTTCCTTGAACACTCTCTGTTGGCCAAAGGGGGTTGTGTCGGTCATGGACATTCCCGTGACTTCTGAGCTCACATCCCATGGTTTCGACAACAGCTTGACCACGCCGTTCACCTGGGAGGAGGCGCTTCCTGAAGGCTTCACGACATAACTGCCATGGTATGCCCACGTCCTGTAAGGGTGTTCACAATCATAGTGCCATGTACTCATATGCTCGGCTTTTAGTCTTTCCACTCTCTGCCCTATCTTTTTGTAGTCAAACTTTGGTGGCGCTATGCTGACAGCCCTGGTACCACAGCTGAGGTTGACATCTTCTTCATATCTTGGTTCAGCAAACTTGATCTCCATCCTCCTCAACAGCAGTGCTGATGTCGAGTTTATGACACCAATCAAGTTTCCTTTGTACCCTGACACCCAGTACATCTCATGTGTCGAGTTTCTGGAAAGAGGGTTTCTCACCAAGCACCCTCCATACCTGAGCTGCAACTTACTCAATTTTTCCACTACTTCAGGCATGTATGGACAAAGCACTTTGATGCAAAAGTCGGCCCCATCATTTCTTTCTAGCCACCTCTCTGCCAATTCCAGTACCTTTGTGGAGCGGTCAGCCTCTACAGCCGGGGAACTACTACATTCACCTATGTCACAGAGAACAACGTCACAGGGTTCCGCTTCCTTATAGAAGACATCCACACCACTTTTCATCTGCACAATGTTCCATCCATAACTTTGTGTCAACACTGGCTCCTCATGTCCTCTTCCTCCCTTTGTGTATCCTTTGACCTCTTTCACTTCTTTTACTGTCGCTGAGTAGTAGCACCAACCGCCTCTTCCACAGCCCAGGTCCACAACTTTATCATGCAGTCGGATGTATCCTCGCTCATGCATCCACCTTAATTTGGCACTCCCTCTTGATACGGCAGCTCCTCTAGTAAAGTCCCCTGACTTGAGGGCAGCTCTCGCTGGCTCTCGGTCAACTTCCATGATGTGGCTCCGTCTGTATCGGTGGAATTCCAAGGTATTCATCTGGTTTAACCGTGCTTTCCATTTTTCTCCTAGTGTTTCTCCGATGCCACCACCTCTCTTGTTGCTTGGATTGCTGTTTCGGATAATCGTGTACGTCAGTGGCACACCAGCCAAATAGCTCCCTCTAAAAAGATTGCACATGGCCGTAACGGTGGTGGCATTCCAGAACTTCCCAGCACTACCTTCAATGAGGGTCGAGCCAACTGCCGATCCCAACACACCCAACTCGCTCCAAGAACGTGGCGATCTTGTTATGACCACCCCGGTGACGGCCGCTGCGAACAAGAGTAACTGGCCCAGTTTCTTCTCTGTCAGGGGTCCAGCTCCATCAAGGGGCGGTATGTCTGTAGCCACGATGCCATCAACCACTGCGTTCTTCATTATGCCGGCTGCTGTCCTTCTCTGGGCATCTCGAGCTGCCTGTGCCTGCATGCCGGGGAGCAAAATCGCATAGTGCGTTGACAAGAGCACGCATGCGAGAATAAGACTACAGGGTGTTATCTGGGTCCAGCACCCAAGGGCGAGCAAAGGCACACTCAACTCAATGGAGGAGAAGGGGATACCACTGTCCATGCTAAAGAGGGTTCCAGCTTGTGAAGCAATAGCCATCAAAGAAATATTGGCATATTTAGTGACAATCAAATGCTGAAAAAGGGGAGTGAGAAGCGTTGTTGCCAACGCGTACAGTGTCCAAGCAGTGGCAGGTTTCATGTCCAATTCAACCACCGGGGTGGTGGTCGAGCTCCTCCCTCTCACAACCCATGACAGATCTGCTTTTGTTTTTTCCAGCCATCCCATTTCATTTGCTGCCACCCCTCCTAGGATGGTCGCTATGAGTAACATGAGCATAGCTAACTGGTTGTCCTGCACAGACCTCTGCTTTTCAGGTTCAGGAATCAGCACCACGAGCAGCAGAAAGACCAGGATAACGGCAGCTGCGATCTTCCCTGGGTCGACTCCTGCAGACCACAACAGCCAGGTCATCACGCCGATGGAAACCATCCCAAACGCCAACTTCCCTGGTCCTTTTCCTCTAACCAGAACTACCACCAGGCCTATGGTCATTAGGCATACCAAAGCACACAGCAGAAAGGTTTCTATCATCTCAGGAGAATTCTCCAAGGCTGCTTTGTAACTTCTACTCCCTGGCTCAGAGCGGCTCAAAATGGCAGCAGTGTCTAGGGCCTCTTGAAGTCTCAGATTGAGGTGGCTTGGGAGGACCGCAATCAAGTCAAGGATGCTCAAGGCTGACCTTTTCCCGGATGCAAATTCCTTAAAGCTTTTCAAGTTCAAGTGGTCAGAAGTAATTCTACCGTCTAACCACCGTGGTTTCAACACTCTCCTTTGTCCTTGCCTAGTCCACACTTCTATTTCCTGGTTGTTTTCCAATAACAGGTGTTCGTTTGGTCCGTCGAAGCACCACTTTCTGTCATGGTACTCGACATTTGCTGAGGCCACTTGGAACGCCAGCCACACTGGGAGGTCCCCAGTCCGTATGAGCTCGGAGAAGACTTTTCTTTGGTTTGTTTTCAATTTAAACTCTCCTTCATACGCTTCAGTTTTTTCCCTTTCAGGCGTATACAGTTGGGCCACCACTCCTCCTTGAACATGGACGTTGTCCAACAACATTCTAGCTTCTGTCCAGCTCACGTGTCCTTCGTTGTCTGAGCTCACATTTCCACTGTAAGCATAGATGTCTCCAAGCTTTTCAGGGTTTCTACCAATCCTTCCTCTTCTTTGTGCCGCTGAAGCGGGAGTGATGGCTATTGGACCTTGCATGCTCACTCTTCCATCCAGCAGTATGGGCTTAATGGTTTTTCTAGGGTCGATCACTCTGTCCGCTTTGAAGTTTGCCCCCATCTCAGATATGTCAGTTGTTATTACAAAATCCCATTTCTCACTTTTACACTTGGGGTACTCACTCTCAAAGGTCTTCCTATTCAAGTAGAGCACCTTTTTCCCTGCCTTTTGGAGGCATGTTCCGATCTCAGCTCCCTGCTTTATGCTATGCACGAACCACACTGTTCTTCCATCAAACTCAATTATCCATTCATACCCTGAATTCCAGGCTTTGTCTGGTATTCTTGTTTCCTCATCTATGATTGGGGAATTAGAGGGGGGAAAAGCCTCAGTGGTTCCTGGTGGTGTAGCTGTCATGAAAATGGCTCCAGCATCTCCCATGCTCACTCTTGTTTCTATATATCCCCTAGCAGCCACGCTAGCCGGATCAAGAAAATGGGCTTCATCCATGATGTACAAATTGTAATTGGGAACTCTGACTCCTTGGAACAGTTTCATGGTGAAAGTCGAGTGACACATGAAATCGACTATTTCATTTCCAGTTCTCTCACTCTGCACCGCTGGAGTCATGTATCTAATAGGCTCTCCTCTTAAGGCTTCATACATTTCTGAAGCCACCACACGGGTAGGGGCCAAGATCACTGTTCGGAGCCGTTTCTTCACGGCCTCCCGCACCAGTTGGGGAAGCACTCTTCGCGTTTTCCCCGCTCCAGGGTGCAAGTCAAGGACCGTCAGCTCTCTTTTTCTGAACCAGTTGTCCTCAATCTCTGCTCCGTCTTCCTGCCCCACGTTTTCCTTCTGAGATATCGCGCTCACGTAGCGATCCCCTTTAATGAGAACACCATTTCCATACAGTCCAACCACTTCCCCGTTCTTGTTCACGATTGGAGACCCAGAAGTTCCAGCCATGCAGTCAAGGTCGAGAGCCCCGATTTCTCCCTCACTGGTTTTGAAGATTCCAGGTTTCGTTTGAATGTGCCTTACTTTCTTCCCCGGTTCAAGGGCTATGAGCTGCACTTCTTCATTTCCATCCCAATGTTCCTCCAATTTCCAATTTCCACCATAACATATTAAATCTTTCCTAACATCAGCCCAGGCAGGTTCCAAAAGGCCTTCACCAGCTTTCAATACTGCTCCTCTCGTGACATGCCACATGGTGTGGAAAGTGCCCTTTACCATAACGCCTGCTCCAATTTGGCTTTCGCCAAACAGCTTCCTAGAAAAGATGCGGTAGACTCCGTCCTCAACCTTGGCTGGCTTTGCTTCCCGCGGGGAAGGGATGTCCCAAAGAGCTCCCGCGCGCTTGCACCTCTTTTCTAGAAAGAACCAAGCTCCCAAGGCGAAGGGAATGGCCACGGGGTAAATCCCGCTAATTGCCATTAATCCAACCTTCAGCAGCACCTTTTCCAGTCCAGGTCCTGAGTCCTCCGTTAATGTTGGGTCTCCTCGAACATCTAGGCTCACGTGGTAGCTGACACTCTCTCCAGTGACTTCTGCTTCATCACTCCATTTCACATCCTCAACTTTTTTGATACTCAGATCATTGCTTCTGCCTGAGATAACATAAGCCATGACGATGAGCCCAGCCGCGGCCAACGGTCCAGCCAAGTCAACCTCAGTTTCCGCCAGGGCTCCAAAGAGGGCACATAGAATGCCAACTGCAGCCATGGCCTCATGGAGAGGCCAGCTTCTTCTTGCCCTGCTGGTAACCATCAGCATTCCCAACATGGGAATTGTTTTCATTCCAACCATGCCCAGAACCACCCCAACCGCAGCCGTTCCGGCTTTTTTCACAGAGGCGGTCTTTTTACACCCCAGGAATGTCACCAAAACCAAGGTTAGCATAATGAACCGGTGTGTCCCCAAAACCGTGTAGCATCCAGCCGGGGCAAGAGCTGCCAGCAGCGGGAGCGATACCGAAGTCGTGTCAGTCTGGACCACAGCCTTAACAAACAATAGAGCTAGCGCGAGTGAATCAACTAGCTCAAAGTATCCTCCCTGGAACTCCAGTGCAAAATTCACTAGGACTGCGCCAATGGAGAGTAGGAGCGACTGTCGCCGACACCACCTCCCCCCAAGCACGAAGCCTAGTAAGGCCATCGGTTTGACTTTGAATGTAGCCACCAGCACTAAGTGGAGCAAGTCCCCTCCTGAGTTCCGCTCAGCGAAGGCGGCGCCAACCAAAACCAAGTACCTTCCCAAATCACGGTAACTGAGTCCCCCTAGAATCATTGCCATGAACACAGCTATCACCATCCAGGTTATGTGACGTCCTAAGATTCTCTTGCGCATCACTTCCTGGAGAGCAATCGTCAACACCAACAATCCCAAGGATAAGTTGTCGACGCCGTCCCCTCTGCCGGCACTCACGTGGCTCTTTACCATGGTCTCTTCTCGTTCTTTCAATGGCCTAATTTCCATCCCATACCAGCAACCATCGGCGGTTCTAAAACTCAATGGGGGCATTGTGCATGACCTGCAACACCACTCTGAAATTACCTTTCCGCTTGTAGTGGTTGTCCTTAGAGAGGGTCCTCTATTCCCACATTCCTCGGTAGTCACAACGGTCGTTCCTGGGCAACTTTCAAACCTGATCTCCAATGGGGTAAGGTGCCATGGTCCTTTAATTTGGTTATGGTAGCCTTTTCTGGTGTTGTGGTGTGACACTGGGCCTGCTCTACTCTTGGGTATTATCAACTCTGATTCCTCCACTCCTCCATTCCAAAGTGTGTGGGTCGCGGGCCAGCTGCATGATTTTGATTCTAGTAGATAAGCACGTTCAAGTTCCCAGCTACCGTTTTTTGACCTGCTCTCAATCCAATAGCCTAGATCACTATGAGCGGCTAATTCTCCTTTGACCGCGGCTCCAATCACTTTCTGATCACAGTCCTCAGTGTATTCTGTGCGTTGTTCCATCCACACTGATGTAGTGAAAACGCCAAACCCGAAGTCCTCGATTCTGAAATTATTCCATGATCTTTTCTCTTCAGGGCACTCCTTTCCCACTCTGCCATCAACCACAAACGTTTGGTTTTGCAATTGTGGTTCCTCAAAAAACTTTTTTCCCCAGCTCTTCCATCCAAATGGCATTTCGTCGCCTATGGGCATCAGGTTCTTGGCCTTTCTGTAGTATTCACTTTCCAAGACGACAACACTCAGGTTCTTTTCATTCTCAAGAAGGATGGCGTTTATCTCCCTAGCATTGGCTCTCCACATTTCATGTTCCAACCTGCCAACTGATCTGACTCCACATTGTCCTTCCTCAATGGCTCTAACTATGGAGCCGGCTAACTTCTTGGGTGTACTGGGATGATATCGATATGAGTGGGACCATGCTTCCGCGTCATTGAACACAAATATTCCATTTCCACACTTGAATTCCTTTCTCTTCAGATCAAGAGCACAACCGGAATCCGCGTTCACAGAAGTAGCGAGAAACACAAGGACTCCTCCCACTGCCAAGAATGTGACAGCGATGGTTCTGTCCCGGGCGTTGATCCCCAGCCAACAGCACAAGGCCCCAATCATAATTTGGGTAAACCAAGACATGCCTCCAAAGAGAGTTCTGAACATTCCTCCAAAAATCTGGTGTAGAGCTTTCCCAACTGAGTTTAATATTCCTCCCACAGAGCCGAAGTCCCATGCGTCATCACCGATCACGGCAAGTCGCCTGGCTCCCTTGATGGTGGTAGCAAACGCTGCCCCAATGCTGCTTCCTGATTTCCTCCAGTGGTAGTGCGCCCTTGGTTCGCCTGTTCCAGCGATGATGAAGGAGTCTCCAAATGGTGGTTCCACTTCGATCATGATTGTTTTCTGGGGGGAAGAGGATAGCACTATGGGGTTTACAGTTACCATCCTACCAACGGGCTCTATGTTGCTCAGGCTCACAGACATTGATATGGGCACCCTGCATGGCCCATCTGATCCAGAATAAGTCAATTCTAGCAGCACCGTGCCGTGGCCTGTGTCAGAAGGCGTTTTTGTGAAAGCAAACGAGCCCTTACACATGTGGTACGTGGTGCCTTTTATTTTGAGTTTGTCCAATTTCAGCCTGCACTTTAGATGTCCACTATTTATAGTTGCCACATTTGAACCAAATTTCGCTATCATGGCGCCCGCTAGAGCCACTTGCAATGTCCCTTCTTGTGAACCTAGGGCTAGCACTTCTCGCTTGGTGGCATGGGTTTTTCCGAACTCCACCAAGGACTCTCTGTTTTTCCAATGACCTTCTGCTCCTCCTATCCATGGAAGGTTTACATCGTGAAACCAGTCTCTATTGACAAGCCAGCTGTTCCTTCCAAGTGTAAGTAGGTACAAATTGTCAAAATCAAGCCCGGCTCTTGGTTCGCAATCCAAGGTCACCATGCCGTAGTCCCCTAAATCAGCCGTTCGTGAAGGGCCCGTGGCTGTAATGGATATCTTGGCTCCGTGCTTGTTCTCACTGGCGATAGTGTCATTCATGAAATGGCCGGTCTCCTGTGAGGCGTGGACGTTCATGTGGATGGTATATTCCAAGTTCTCCCGTTGAATAATCCTCCCTTCCGCTTTGGTCTGACATGAAAACTTTGCACATGTCTCCATGCTACCTTTCCCAAAGAGCCCACATCCATTTCCCCAGCCTCTGTCACTGAATCCTTTCTTGCACACGTAGGCAGCGTCGCTTGACTTGGAATTGTGCGCTTCGCCCATGGTTGGACATCTAGTTTCCACGGACAGTTCCGAAACTTGAGCTTGCACACAGTAAGTTCTAGTCACTGCCATCGATTTGGCTATCGTTGATGTTAGTTCCAAATCTATTGTGGGCTTGTCTGGGGCCATAATGGTCACACATCCCCCGTGCTCCAGGACCACGTCCACCCAAGTTCCTCCGGACACCCCTTCAATGAAGTCCCGATTCTCAACCCCCACACATCTGATGCTATAGGCCGGGGCAATCAATAAAATCATGACGGTGAATATCACCTTCTGGGCGTTTGAGGTTCCAAGGCTCCATCCCAATACAGCAGCAACCAGAGCGTATCCGGGGTTGCGAAGGGCCCAGCTCTCTGCTTTCGTCAGATAGCTTGTGGCTTTTTTGGTGTCCATCCACACAGAACCTCTGCTGTCCAATCTTGAATCGGCGTGTCCAGCTATATTCGTTGAACGCCGTGACCTCCTAGAATGTCGAGTTTTTGAACATCTCCCGTAGGTCACCATGGCGTCTGCCTTGTCACACCAACAGTCAATGTCATCAGGTTCTGAAGGGTTTTCGATGGCTGGGCAGAGATACTTCATCGTGTCCTCACAATCCTCGCCCACATCCATTGCTTGCACTATGCACCTGTTTTCACCTCGGTCAGTGCGTATGGTGATGACCTTTCCAACGTCAGCCTTTTGAATTTTCATCAAAGACATGCCGTTTTCTAGGGTGACTCTGACCGCTGCTGTGAATGAAAAAACCAGCATCCTCCCAATTATGGAAACCCCACTCTTCTTTTTGGGAAGGTGCACGAAGTCGGTCATGGAAGCCAAATCTTTCTTAAATCCTTTCAAAAGAGACAAGGCATGTACTTTGTCCATCATGCCCCACCTCTTCAATAGTCCTGCCGTTGGTTTCAATGCTGTAAATCTGAAGAACGCCAGAATGGCCAAGACCATCCTGAGCGGCCCCCTCCCATCCAGCAGGCCAAAAAGCATCCTCTTAAGCTTGATCATTGGACCAAGCGCGCGGGACGCACCGCGCTTTAGCATATTGACGGCCCGATTTCTACCGGGCCTTCCTGGTTTTTTGGTCATTGCTGTTCAAAAAACTTGTTCACACTGTGTTATGTAATCACCTAACTTCGATCTGTCTGGTTAGTTCACACAGGTGAACATCT